CACACACCCGCCAATTGGGAAGAGTTGATGGACTGGATAGAGGGTTGCTCACGCGACTCTCGCCCCTTCCTCATCGTAGCCGCAGCAATGGCTTATAACCTAGCTGTATCAGAATCACAGTCAGAAACAGGAGTATCAAATGACTGATATCATCGTAGACCGCTCACCAATGCACAACGAAGAGTTCTTCAACAAGGTAGCCGACGCAATGTGGCTACTGATGGAACAACGTGTCCACAAGGCAGTCGAGGAAGCTATCGCTGCACAGTCAGTAAAGCTTGACAACGACCAACTAGACGAACGCATCAAGGATCGTCTTGAGATGTTCAGTGTCGAGGACATGGGTTTCGACCTCAGTGACTACTCATACGACCTCGACAGCATGATCGACCAACAGATTCAGTATCAAGCCGAAGACGGCGAACTGAAAGAGTGGCTCGGTCACGATGACGACAACTTCGAGGACAGAGTTCTCAACGTCCTTCGCACTAACACGATCCGCATCGAGATCTAATCGCAACCGCAGGGGGCTTCGGCTCCCTGCATCAACTCAAGGAGCATACAATGCAACACGCAATCATCTACAACGGACCAAGTCTCTTGGATGGTCAACCTATCGTAGTCATCGCTACATACTCTAACCGTAACCGCAAGACAGGTCAGGTCGTGCAAACGTACATTCTGTGTCGCGACATCAACCCTCTCGAGGCTAGCAAGACAGGTGCCGACTTCAGCATCTGCGGCGACTGCATCATGCGCGGCACACCTAACGACGACCCCAAACGTAAGCAAGCAACAGGCCGTCGCTGCTACGTCAACCTAGGTCAGGGTGTCCTCATCGTATGGCGTTCGTACAAACGTGGCGTATACGAGTACGGTGACGCTCGTACCATGGGTCGTGGTCGCTTCGTCCGCATCGGGACATACGGTGACCCCGCTGCCGTACCGCCGTCAGTGTGGGAGGACCTACTATCAGAAGCAGACAACTACACAGCGTACAGCCACCAGTCAGGATGGCGACCAGACATCGCAATGCAGTCAGCCGACACATACACACAGGCTCGTGATCACTGGCGCAATGGTCGACGCACCTTCCGCATCGTCAGAGACATCAAGGGTGTTGACTACGCTCACGAGACCCTGTGCCCGGCATCCAAAGAGGCAGGTCGTCGCGTCACCTGTCATGACTGCAAGCTATGCGCAGGTCACAAGAAAGCTAAATCAATCGCAATCGTGGAGCACTAAGATGAAAACACCACAAGTAAAACCAGACTGGAACACAGGCATCTACATCGGAGACGGTGTAGTTGCAAAACCCACAATGGAAGACAACATGCACAAATGGACAGATCAGCAAATTTGCGAATACTACGACCAGAACCCAAACCTTTTGCTCTCGACATACGCAGGTATGTTGGGACTAAACGTTGCCGAACTGAAGGACATCCTGTTTGGCGACTGGTGGGAATAAAGTAGGGGAGCTTCGGCTCCCTTACTACTATCATAAAACGGAGTCTCGCTAGTCGCTCGACACAGTCAGTTTAAATTGTATCTCGCTAGTCGCTCGATGCATGTTTAGTTTAAATTGAGTCTCGTTCCTCGACACAGGATTTAGTAGGCTCGGCTCCCTCGTTCCTCGGTCGCCTCGCCCGGGGAAATTTTGGCGCGTGGGGCCGCAGGGCCGCAGGAGTCAAATCCGGCTCGACGGTTCAATATAAAACGCGCGTGGGGCCGCAGGGCCGCGAACAACGATCCAAGGTCCTCGAACCTCTGGCTCACCGCCTCGCCTATCCCTCCGTCCACCAATGCCGGACCTTGGTCCCCGTCAAATAAATATATGTGCCTCGTAGAGAGCTGCTTTACTAAGATGAAATTTGCGCCACCTCGGGCCCAATATGCCATATTCCAAGCAACTTGATGCGCAGACAAATTAACTGCGATACTTTTAGTTACTTTCAACTCCATCCAAAAGGGTATGCCATCGGCAACAATGTGTACATCAGGTATACCGCCGCCGTGTTTATTCTCAATTCGGGTCGCGAACCACTTCTTCGGTAGGTTCTGACGTATCGAGTTCCAAAAGTTCGCCTCTGGTCCCTTGCTCATCTGGTGTGATATCCTTCATCTCTACCTCAAAGGCTTGAGGGTATTGTTTCTTGAGCGCATCGAGCCGTGCCACAATCTGATCTCGTGTCATCTGGTCAACAGTGTTGATGTTCTCGCGCCTGTCGATGGTCAAACCACCAAGTGCTGACCTGATTTTCTCGGCGTTGATTGCAGCGGAAAACTGACCTGCGTCCTCGGCCCCTTTGGATAGCTGATGCAATCGCTCCAACTGTCCAATCGTGGTGACCCCATACCTACGCTCTCGCTCCTCGCGCAATTCCTTGATGTATTCCACAACATGCGGATAATCACGACCATTCAACAAAACGGAGGCTTGCTTCGATGCAAGATCAGAAGAATACCCCGCCTTTCGAGCGCACTCTGCGTTGCTGTAGATACCTTCGACGATGTGTTTTGCAAAAGTCATCTGACGATTAGTCAGGGTTCGATCATGTTTATTTTCAATATCAGCTTTTATGCTCGGCATCGGCTCTTCCCCAATGAGTTTGACTTATCCTAATAGAGGTTTTAACCCAAGTCTATCTCTTACAAAAAATATCAAAACGACTGCTCGCGGCATTAAAGAAAACTCAGCCACCTGTTTACATGTTTACAACCTGTTTACACATTCAGTTTTTAAAATGTATGCCTTAAAACCCCTTATTTATATAGTTTTTTTTGCACCCTGTTTACGATGTTTACGGTGTTTACAAGATTTTTATAAAAAAAAATAAAAAAAAACAAATTGGCCTGAAATCTCTATATAAAAACTCAAAACTCCCCTTGTATTAAGACAGTATGAGACTATATAAGGTACATACTATTTTAAGAGGAGAAAAAGAATGAGGCTTTATACCAATGACCAAGGTTCGTGGGTCGGGACACAAGCTGATGCGAAGCGTGATTTCGGGAAAGACTGGCGCGAGGTCGGAGTACCTGTCGATAAGGCTGCACTATTAGAGTTTTTGAATTTCCATGCAGTTGGAAACAAGAACACAGTTGCACCTATCGAGGCAGACACTCCTCGTACATCGAAGCCGCATCCATTGTCATGCAGTGCAAACCCTAATGTGTACGACATCAAGGACGCTGCGTTGAACAGCGACATGAAGCATTTAACACAGGCCGTTGCGGTCTGGATCAACCGTCTAGAGGAGGAAGTATTATGAGATCGGTTAGCGCAATTGCAAAAGAGATCAGTGACGACTGGAGCAAAGTTTATTTTGGTGCTGTGCCGTATTTGGATGCGATGCGTTCGATCAACAGCATTGATGACACTTTTGGTTACGACAGTGCCAAGTCAATTGTTCGTTATTTTTTGGCTAACGCTCAGTCGTGGCGTGGTGACACGGCGCGTCGTGTAAAAGCAGAGTTAAAGGAGATGTTGAAATGAGAGTTGCTGTAGTAACGGTTGAGACGGTAGATGACATAGAGCCTAACGTATATGTGTTTCAGAATATGTTTGCCATGAGCGGATGGTATCTGGAGACAACGTTGGAGGCAGTGCAGGACGTGATCGACAGCTACACCTGCGACGAAGATCAGGTCGAGCGCATACATCAGTTGGTCAAAGACATTGATCGTAACGACTACCATAACGAGGGGTGGAGAGCATGGAGTGATCTGTGCGCCATCTGTTTTGATGACGAGCCCATAGGGTTCAGGATCACGGACACGGTGGTCACGGTTATCGAGGAATGGAACGGACACGGAGTAGGATGATGCGTAAAGATTTGAAACAGCATGTCACGAATCTGTTGAGCAATTATCTTGAGGACTTGCGGTATTGGGTTGAGTGCTACGAGGTTGACGGGATCAACTCAACGACTGCGGGGACACCCCCGTTTGAGACGATTGAGGATGCGAATGAATACCGCGTGATGGTGAAAGCAGTATTAAAGGAGTTTAAAGATGCCTAATTTACCGATGGACCAAGAGCAGTTGGAGAACTTTATCTACCACCACATTCACGAGTGGGCGCAGGAGTATGTCGAGGCGAACATCGATGATTACCCTGATACGACTTTGTACGATAGCATGGACAATGAGTTCAGAACGTTTGTCGAGCAGTTGGCAGAACGGTTCAGTGAAGAGATTAAACCTAAGTTTGGAGATGTGTG